TTACTTAAATCTCTATCTCTACCAAAGCCACCTGTGATGGCCATAATCTCTCTTTGTTTTTCTGCTTTACCATACTTAACAATAAGATCACATATTCTTGGTGGTATTGCAGATTCAAAGTACCAATAGTAATTAGATATATTCATAGTTAATTGTTAAAATTATATTTAAACCGTTAGAAGTATTAGATGAGAAAGAATATTTATTAGTAGCCGGAAACATTATAAATTTATTATTTGTTATAGGCACGTGCCAAGTTCTATTTTTTCTTCTATTATCATCATATTCGATAATACATTCTGAAGATCCTTCCTTAACATCAATACCGTAAATAAGTGTATAATCTGGTGAGTTACGTAAATCAACAGGATCAACTTGATTTCTTGTCCAAGATTTTTCTTTAGGATGCATAACATTGCCGTGCATATTTTTTTGCACTAATGTACGCCCATATTCAACTCTCCAGTGATCTCTTACATAATCTTGCATCCATTGTAAAGGTTGAGAAAAAGGTACAACATAATCATCAAAAGTATAAGCTTGTGGATTAGTGTTAACTCTGTTTTGTTTTATGTAAGATTCTATGATGTCGTTTCTTATTTTATCACGGTCAATCTCAAAGCCTTTAGGCATAGAAATTTCACCAATATATAAGTCTACTTCTGTTAATACTTTCTTTTGCATACCTATCTAGTATGTAATAAACCCCAATAATAATGTCAAGTGGATTATTTAGCGACTTTATCCCAAGCACCCGTAGATTCATTCCATTGATATTGATGAGTACCCATTTCTTCTTCAGATATTTCTGGTGCGCCACCTATTGGTGATTCCCATCTTGCTTCTGCCACATTTAGAACCCAACTTGCATAAGGTTTTTTAGGTAAGAACAAATCATTGTCCTCATCATAAATCATACCTATACCAGCATAATTACCTCTTAAAGGTGTTCCACCTGCATTGTGTTGTCCTGCTGCTGTATTGTAAGATGTTTTTTTCCATAAAGGCCAGCTATGGATTCTTTCCAAAAACTGTCTTCCTACTTCTTCATCTTCAACACCATCAGCATTTTGACAATCAGAATCAGCTACAACGTGAACCGCTATAACTTTATTGTTTGCTCCTAATTTTGCGTAATGTGCCATAATGTTTCTCCTTATATATTTTTTTTAATTATCATTCAAGATCTTAATTCCTATGCAGTAAAGGTTCCATCCGCTGTAAATATTCTAACTGTATCAGAACCACAAGTCAAAACAACGTTACCACCAGAAGTTCCTGGAGTTGCATCTGATGTTGCGTGTCTAATAACTACTATACCTGATCCACCAGTTCCTCCTGCGGCATTGTGTTGTCCAGCTGCTCCACCACCAGTATTTGCAGTTCCATTTTCTGCTGCAGAACTACCACCTCCTCCGACACCACCAGTTCCATTAGTTCCTGGAGAAGGAGGGAAACCACCTCTACCAGCGCCACCACCTGAAAAATATCTTCCAGGACTTGGACCGGGAGTTCCATAAGTTGGGGCTTGAGGTAATGAACCAAAAATTGCATTGGGAGAACCAGCTCCACCATTTCCTCCGGTATTAGGACCTAAAGGTGCACCACATTGCCCTTGACCAGCAGCACCACCACCGCCACCTGATCTAACATTTCCAGCAGTTACTAATGCATTACCACCAGGTTGTCCTTGAGGTGGACTTACTGGAGGAGTATTACCCGCGTGATTTGTTGAACAACCACCTGGACCTCCACCGCCGCCACCTGTACCACCACCTGATCCACCTGTTGCTTCTGCAACAGACGGCTGGCCTTGTGTTGTTCCACCGCCACCACCAGTAGAAGTTATTGTTGAAAAAATTGAAGGAGTTCCTCTAACAGCATCATTAGGTGAACTAGTTCCTGGAGCTCCTCCTCCTACAGTAATAGTAAAAGCTGTAGCGCCATCTACAGAAAAGTTTTTTGAACAAACTGTTCTATAACCACCAGCACCACCACCACCGCCACCATACGTTCCACCAGAACCTCCACCACCACCTGCTACTACTAAATATTGAACATTGTATGGAGTAATACCTACAACATTTGATGTTGAATCCTGAATGTCTATCCATCCTTTTGTACCATCAACATAAATTAAAGTTACTGATTGAGCTTCTACAGATAAATTTGCACAACCACATACTCCATTTATTTTTGAACCATTTCTACCAAGGACAACTTTATTTGTATCCCAAGTTTGCGCATAATCTTTGAAAGCTACAACATCTCCAGCGCTTGGCGATGCGGGAAGTGTAACTGTAACAACTCCACCACTTGTATTTACAAAATATCCTACTTTATCTGCTGCTGTAAAAGGAGAAGTCTTTGCTGTTGTACACCACAATACTGAAGAAGATGGTGTACCAAAACCTGATTGACTTGCTCCTGAAGCTAGTGAAACAGATCCTCCACATCTACCTATTGTAACTGTAGTTGCATCAACTGTAACAGTTTTTCCAGCTCCACCACCAACTGTCGCTGTGCATCCTGATCTTTGTTCTAATTTATTTACTTTAATTGTACTCATAATTATTGAAATTTATATCTTATTATTACCATTCCTGAACCACCAGCGCCACCAGTAGTATAAACACCAGCACCACCACCACCGCCAGTATTAGCAGTTCCAGCAGTTCCTGTTGCACCACCTGGATATGGTCCTTTACCTCCAGTTCCTCCTCCACCTCCTAGGGGAGCTGTTGGACCTGATGGTCCATTAGGTGTTCTATTACTACCACCTCCACCTCCAGCAAAATATCTTACACTTGAAACTGGACCTGGTGTTCCATAGCTTGGTGCTGTCGGACCTATTAAAGTATCTGAAATAAAACTACCTACACCACCTGGAAATGCGCCTGGTCCTGTATCGCCTCCACCTCCAGCAGCTCCTGCTCCACCACCACCTGAACCACCATAAGAACCTGGGGGATCTGATGCTGCAGTTACAGGTCCACCGGGATTTCCTTGAGGTGGACTAACGGGAGGTGTATTACCAACTCCAGTTGATTTAGGGTATGGACCATTATATTGTCCACCACCACCTGAACCACCTGAACCTCCTACTGTTGGGGCTGGAGGTGATCCTGGTCCTCCACCACCAAAACCTCCACCTGCTGATGTAATTGTTGAAAATATTGAGTTGCCTCCATTCGTAGATACAAACGGAGAACCTGAATTAGGTGTTACTGTTCCACCACCTCCAACTGTAATTGGAAAAGTTGCAACAGATGCTGTTAATCCTGCTGAATTTGAAAGAGGTGACATAACTGGTGCAGCTATACCTGATGTTGGAGAATTAGAAAGTCTCATTCCTCCGCCTCCAGCTCCACCCATACCACCAGCAGGTGCAGCACTTGTTCCGCCACCACCTCCACCAGCTACTACAAAATATTCTAATGTAGTTGATCCACCAGGTAATCCTGCGTCACTAACTGTAAAATCACCATCAGCTGTAAAAATATGTGTTTTATAATTTCCACAAGTAATTGTTGCATTACCACCAGATGCAACAATAAATTGGTTTCCTTCCACAGTAGAATCTGTGTTAACATTTAACCATCCTTTTGTTGAATCAGCATAAATTAATGTTATTGATTCACCCTCTGTTGATAATTTAGCATCTATACATTGACCAGCTATTTTTGAACCTCCTCTACCAACAGTTACATTATTTGAATCAAATGTATTTGCGTAATCTTTTATTGCAACGATATCTCCAACACTAGGAGATGATGGTAAATTAATTGTTATTGCTCCTGAAGTTGTATTTAAGAAAAATCCTTTACCACTTGTAGCGGTAACAGTGCCTGGACTATTTGTGTAAATAGTTGAACACCAATTTACAGAACCAGATCTACCAAATCCACTTTGTGTAGCGCCACACGCTAAAGTTACAGCTGTGCCTGGTCCACCTAATGTAAGTGTAGATCCGCTTTCCTTTTCTATTTTATTTACTTTAATTGTACTTGTCATTATACTCCCATTAACGCGTTAATTTCTGCGTCGTCCAATCCTAAATCTTTTAGTTTTTGTTTGCCAGATGCTTTTTTAGTTTCTGCATCTGCCGCAGCAGTTTCTCTGGCTTGTCTATTAATATTTGCTTGTTCAATTTCTGCTATTTTAGCTGTTTCTTCTTCTGCTGTAAGTTTTACTTTTTCGCCATTTAATAATTTGTACATTGTCATAATAAATCCTAACTATTTTTTATACCATATAATCTTACTGTTCCATTAATATTTCCACCCTCATATGAAAAAGAAATTCCTGAACTTGCGGCCGCATCAACATATTGACCACCAAAAGTCCAAATTCTAATTGCATTAGGTGGTGAACCTGAATTGTAACCAAGGTTTGTTGTGGTCATAGTTGTGTTCTGTGATGTACTTAAAGGATTAAATAAAATCATTTCTCCTGTGCAAGGATATTGTGAATCAGCAGTATTATCTGAAGATGAAATAAGCCACTTGTCAGCACCATTATCTCCCGTATTATTCGCTGAAGTGTTACCACTTGCTCTATACATTCCCATACCAGCATACCAATAATTTGATGAGGTAACTACCGAACCACTTTGCATAATTCTGCACATTGAATCAGTATTTCCTGTTGCCGCATAAAGAGAATAAATTAATTTGTAATGAGCGTAATCAGAAGTAAAATGTCCATTGATGTCTATTGAAGAAACATTTGATCCTGTTGAAGTATTTAAAAATGTTAAAGAACCACCACCTGCTTCAGCATAAGTTTGATCTCCTCTTAAAAAAGTAGAAGAACTTGCTGTACCAGAACCTAATCTAGCTGTTGCAATAGTTCCTGAGCTAATTGCAGATGCAGCTATTCCAGTAGTAGGAACAGGAACACCTGTCATAGTACCACTGTTAGCTAAAGTTACACCTGAAGGAATACTAACTGTATCTCCAGACGTACCTAAAGTTAAGGTTGTACCTGATTGCGGATCTACTTTATCTACTTCTATTTTAGACAATGACTAATACTCCTGTTACTGTGATTGTTCCAGGT